GTTGTTTCGGATACAAATGATAGTCCTGTAGAGATTGAACTTTCAAATCTCAATGCAAGTGATGGAATTAAAAACAAAATTCGTAAAGAATTTAAGCATATTCTCAATCTTTTAGACTTTAATAAAAAAGCACACGAAATCTATAGAAACTGGTATATAGACGGAAGACTTTACTATCATAAAATTATTGATCTGAAAAATCCTCAAGAAGGAATTCAAGAGTTGAGATATATTGACGCAATGAAAATGCGTTATGTTAGGCAGCAGAAGAAAACAAAAAATGATATATCCTCTGTTGTGAGAATCAAGAGTGATAATCCTATGGATTATGATTTCCCAGAGATTGAAGAGTATTTCATTTACAATCCAAAGTCAGTTTATCCAACTGGCAATCCCATGCAAACTGGGGCAAATCAAGGAATCAAAATTGCAAGAGATTCAATCACATATTGCACCTCAGGTCTTGTAGACAGAAATAAAGGATCAACTTTATCATATCTCCATAAAGCAATCAAATCTCTCAATCAACTTAGAATGATTGAAGATTCTTTGGTTATTTACAGATTGTAAGAGCACCAGAACGTAGAATTTTTTATATTGATGTTGGCAATCTTCCAAAGGTAAAAGCAGAACAATATCTTCGCGATGTCATGATGAGATATCGCAACAAACTTGTTTATGATGCAAATACTGGAGAGATTCGTGATGATAAGAAATACATGGCTATGCTTGAGGATTTCTGGTTGCCTCGAAGAGAAGGAGGACGTGGAACTGAAATTTCTACTCTTCCGGGGGGTCAAAACCTTGGAGAGATCACAGATATTGAATACTTTAAAAAGAAACTTTACAGGTCCCTTAACGTACCGCCAAGCAGAATGGACGGAGAAGGTGGATTTAATCTTGGTAGATCCTCTGAAATCCTCAGGGACGAACTGAAATTTACTAAGTTTGTTGCACGTTTGAGAAAGAGATTTTCCAATATGTTTAACGACATGTTGAAGACTCAACTAATTCTAAAGAACATCATTACTCCTGAAGATTGGGATTTGATGAGTGAGCATATTCAATATGACTTCCTTTATGATAATCATTTCTCTGAGTTAAAAGATGCAGAACTTCTTAATGAAAGATTGACTCTTGCTCAGACTGCTCAACCATATATTGGTAAGTATTATTCTCAAGACTATGTTCGTCGTAAGATTCTTCGCCAGACTGATGAAGAAATCATTGAGCAAGATGCACTGATTGAAAAGGAAATCAAGGATGGTGTGATTCCAGACCCAGCAACAATTGATCCTCAAACTGGAATGCCTTTAGATTCTGCAGCAAATATGGATTTGGGTGCTCCGGTAATGGAACCTGAAGTTGATGGATCTTCAACAGAGGCACCAGAACTTCCCAAAGGTGGAGAAATATAAATACCCATAGTCGTATAATATACATTTAAATGGATGACCTTTTAGATATGATTATTGCTGACGAGTCACCATCTCAAATCAGTGATACAATTAAGGATTTTCTCTATGCAAAATCTGCTCAAAGAGTAGATGCATTTCGTCCTATGGTAGCTAACACTGTTTTTGGTGGGGAAGATCAAATTGAAGTAGAGACTGAAGAGGAAGTAGTCTGATGGTATTCATTCGCCATGATGTAAATAATAACCCAGTGTCACCACAACCTGGATTTACAACTGTTACTGCTCTTGGCGGAACCACTGGATTTTCCACCGTGACTTATGAAAACTTTAATGATGATTACATTGCATATACTTACAACAGTGTAGCAGGAATAGGAACCAGAACACCATCAGAATATCAACGTCATGATGAGAACAATAGTCCAGTTGGAGTTGGTACTTATCAAAGGCATGATGTAAATAATGATCCCATAACGAGTCCATAACTATAAATAATAAATAAAGACCTGTTTTCACGATGAAACTAATCAGAGAAGAGATAGAATCAGTAGAATTTCTTGTCGAGCAAAAGAACGGTAAGAAATCTATGTATATCGAAGGAGTTTTCCTTCAGGGCAACATTAAGAACCGCAATGGTCGTATGTACCCTATGGAGACACTTCGTCGTGAGGTTTCTCGTTATAGCGAAAACCATGTTCAAGCAGGTAGAGCACTTGGAGAACTTGGTCATCCAGATGGTCCTACCGTCAACCTTGACAGAGTTTCACATAAAATTGTTTCTCTAAGAGAATCTGGATCCAACTTTATTGGTAAGGCAAAAATCCTCAATACCCCAATGGGTAAGATTGCATCTTCTTTGATTGAAGAAGGTGTAAAACTTGGAGTTTCTTCTCGTGGTATTGGATCATTAAAAATGACCCGTGAGGGTGTTAATGTAGTTGGTGATGATTTTATGTTAGCAACTGCTGCTGATATTGTTGCAGATCCTTCTGCTCCGGATGCTTTCGTTGAAGGTATTATGGAAGGTAAAGAGTGGGTATGGGATGGAGGTATTCTTCGTGAGAAGTTTGCAGAAAAAACATACAAAGAAATTAACACTCTTGTAACTCAAAAGCAGTTGGATGAACGTAAGTTAGATATGTTCAATAACTTCTTATCGAATCTTTAATTATATAAATAAATATAGTTTTAATACGGAAAAAAACGGAGAGTCAAAATGTCTCGTGGCAAAAAATTACAAGAAATGGAAGTAAAGACACAGCAATCCCGCACCGCTGTTAATGCTGGAGCTAAAGCTGCTGAACCTATGGCACATATGGCAGACCCTGGCACCCAGTTAGGTAGTGTTGAGGATCTTGGTGGACCTACTCCAGAAAACTACAAACCCGATGACGATTCAGCAAAACTGAAGACACCTGGTGGTACTCTTAAGCAAGTAAGAGATGTTGTTAACAAAGGAGCAAAAGCAGCAGAGTCAATGCCTACCATGAAAAAAGAAGAAGAAGAACTCTCCACAGAAGAGACAATTGAAGAAGAAGAAGTTTCAACTGAAACTGTTGTCTCTGAAGACGAATCCGTAGAAAAAACTTCAGAATATGATATCGAAGAAGATGTTAATGCTCTTCTTGGTGGCGAAGAACTCTCTGAAGGGTTCAAAGAAAAAGCAAAAACTATCTTTGAAGCAGCAATCAACTCCAAGATTGCAGAAATCAAAGAAGCATTAGAAGTACAATATCAAGAGAAGCTGTCCGAAGAAATCCAAGCAGCAAAAGAATCACTCTCTGAGCGTGTTGATTCTTATCTTGAATATGTTGCTGACGAGTGGTTTGAAGAAAACGCACTTGCAGTTGAATCTGGTCTTAAGACCGAAATGACCGAATCATTCCTTTCTGGAATGAAGGGTCTTTTTGAAGAGCATTATGTATCAATCCCTGAAGAAAAATATGATGTGCTGGAAAGCATGGTAGTAAAACTTGATGATATGGAGACAAAACTCAACGAGCAAATTGAGAAGAACATCTCCCTTAACAAGCGTCTCTCTGAGTCGGTTGCTGATGGGATTTTAGATCAAGTCTCTGAAGGTCTTGCACAGACTCAGAAAGAGAAGCTCGCTTCACTTGCCGAAAGTGTTGAGTTTGAAAGTGAAGAACAATATCGTGACAAGGTGGAAACACTCAAGGAGTCATATTTTGCCTCCAAGAAAGAGTCCTCCGCTGCTAAAACTGAAACCCTCTCAGAAGGTGTAGATTCCTCTGGTTCAGAGTCTTACTCTGATTCAATGGCTGCATACATCAGAACACTGGGTTCTTTTAGCAAGAACAACTGAATTTAACATTAAATCAAACACAAACGTATTTTAGGTAACCGCAAATGTTCCAATCCGAGCATCTGCAGGAAAAGTGGGCACCTCTCCTCAATCATGAGGGTCTTGATAAAATCACAGATTCCCATAAGAGAGCAGTAACCGCAGTCCTGTTAGAAAACCAAGAAAAATTCCTCCGTGAGCAATCCGCATTTGAAAATGGCGGAATGCTTGCTGAGCAACCCAACGTCAATACCCAGTCTACTACTAACACTCCCGGTTTTAGTGCAGCTGCATCTTCACCCGTTGCAGGTTTTGACCCCGTACTGATCTCCCTGATCAGACGCTCCATGCCCAACCTGGTCGCATATGACCTGGCTGGCGTTCAACCCATGAGTGGTCCTACCGGACTCATCTTCGCAATGCGTTCGAAGTACAGTACTCAGGGTGGTTCTGAAGCACTGTTCGACGAAGCAGATACCGTATTCTCTGGTCAGCCTGCTGGTCTGGATGATGCAAACGGATTCTCTGATGCTGCTGCTGGTCTTGGTACCACTACACAAGCAGGTAGCAATCCTAGTCTCCTGAACCCTGTTGGTTCTGCTTCTTCCACTGGCTACAATGTTGGTCAGGGTATGCGTACTGACAGTGCTGAAGCACTGGATGGCACCGGCACCGATGCCTTCAACCAGATGGCATTCTCGATCGAGAAAGTCACTGTTACCGCCAAGTCAAGAGCACTCAAGGCTGAGTACTCCTTGGAACTGGCACAAGACCTGAAAGCAATTCATGGTCTGAATGCTGAGGCTGAACTCGCAAACATTCTCTCCACTGAGATTCTTGCTGAGATCAACCGTGAAGTCATCAGAACTGTCTACAAGATTGCTGAAGCTGGTGCTCAAACCAACGTCGCAACTGGTGGTGAGTTCGACCTCGATATCGACTCCAACGGTCGTTGGTCTGTTGAGAAGTTCAAGGGTCTCCTGTTCCAAATCGAGCGCGATGCTAATGCTATTGCACAGCGCACTCGTAGAGGAAAGGGTAACATGATCCTCTGCTCTGCTGACGTTGCTTCTGCACTCACCATGGCAGGTGTTCTTGATTACACCCCTGCACTCAACGCTAACCTCAACGTTGATGACACCGGTAACACCTTCGCTGGTGTACTCCAAGGTAAGTACAGAGTTTACATCGATCCTTATTCGGCAAACTCTGCTGCTAACCAGTACTACGTTGTTGGTTATAAGGGTACTTCCCCCTATGACGCTGGACTCTTCTATTGTCCTTACGTTCCCCTCCAAATGGTTCGTGCCGTTGGAGAGAACTCCTTCCAGCCCAAGATTGGCTTTAAGACCCGCTACGGCATGGTCGCTAATCCCTTCGCAGAAGGAACCACCGCAGGTCTGGGTCGCCTCCGCGTCAACAGCAACCGCTACTATCGTCGCGTTACTGTCAAGAACCTCATGTGATTCTTTTTCACAAGGTTATACTGGGGGGTCTTCGGACCCCTCTTTTTTTTATCTAAATAGCAAAGTAGAGAAATAAATAAAATGCCTTATCATATCAAAACCATAAGTGTATTGAACCCATCGATTGGGGACATTTATTACAAAGGCA